GCGTTCGCTTCCTCAACGTGCCGAAGGCCGGCTCGCTGGTCTTCGTGCGTCCGATCAGGAAGCCCCAATCGCCGTCGCCGGTCGTGACGGCCTGCGCCGGCGTCAGCGTGCGCACGTCGACCGGCGAGAAGCTGGTATCCCAAGCCGTCGCGACGATGCACGCGAGGCCTTTGAAGCCTGCCCGCCAGGCGCCCTTGACCAGCCTCACAACCTCGCCGGCGGTCCAGGTCGCCGTTCGGCCCCGCGGCGTCTTGCGACGGATGGCAAGCGACGGATCGGCTTTCGGCGCGCAGAGCTTCATGCCGGCCATGACGACATAGAGCGCCCGCCAGGTCTTCATGGCGCGATAGGCGATGTCTATGCCGTGCTTTTTCAGAAGGCGCGCATACCAGCCATCCAGGTGCTCCAGCGTGATCGCCGAGGGCGGCAGATCGCCGAAGATCGGCTCGATATATTTCCAGCCGCGTTCCCAATCCTCGCGCGTGCGGATTGGCCGGCGCTTCCAACCCTCCATCCGGCGGTAGCGTGCAAACGCGTCGCCGACCGAACCCGGCGGATAGACCTTGCCGGCAGCCGGCATTTCGCCGCGCCGTGCGGCCTGGTAGCGCTCTTCCCACTCGCGGGCGATCTTCCATGCCTCCGGCCCGTCATGGCCGCAGGCGACCGGCTGAAAGCCCATGGCGACCATTTTCGGGGTCGGCAGCCAGTACCCGTATCTGCCCTTGCGGATGACGTAGTGCTTGAGGTTGATCTTAGCCAAGTTGGGCGAGCCGTTCCCTGATCAGCGCATCGGTGTCGGCCGGCGTCGCCGGGCCTTTGGAAAGGCCCGAACGGCGGTCCTGCCACGCGCCGATCGCCAGCAAATCATAGTGGCCGGTAATCGAGCAAGGCGCCGGGAAGCCGGCGGCGCGCAGCTGCGGCAGCAGCGCATTGAACTCGGCGAGCGTCAGGTGCATGAAGCGCGCCGCCTTCATCGGAGGCACAAGTCGCGGCTCGACCGGAAATCGGATCGACGATGCGAGCGGGGCGGCATGCGCTGTCACGGCTTCACCTCTTCGCACAGGGCCGGGTATTTCGCCTTCCATCGCTCCGGCAGATCGGTTGCGAGGATGTCGAGGTAGACATCGGCATGGCAGGGCTGGTCGACGCCGCAGAAGCACGCCAGGTTGACGCCGTGCAGCGTCCAGATGCGCGCGCGAATGCGGTTGCGAAGGACGATGAGCCCGACGCCGCCGAGCGGATCGGGCTTGCCCACTTCGTCGCGCGCGCTGCGCATGATCTGCGCGTCGCTCCAGGTCCGCAGAAAACGGCGGAACGATCGGACGGCTTCCTTCGGCGGGGTCGCATCCGTCACCTTGAAGATGTTGCCGAACAGGCCGGGTCGCGCGACCAGGCGCGCCGGCAAGCCGTTGATCGCCCGGCTACGCTCCTCGAGGCGGAAACCCTTCTCGCGTCGATGCTGGAAGCGGACTGGTGTCACTGTGGCCGCCCGCCGATTGTCGCGCCTGGCGCCATCAACGACAGCACGAAGTCGAATTCGCGAATGACTATTTCGCGCAGCTCGGGCGTCGGCATGTCTTCCTTAAAGACCGACATAAGCGCGGTGACGGCGGCGGTCATGGCACAGCGCGGCACGAACAAAGTCACTGTCACCGGCTCGACACCATCCCGCTTTCGGGCGGTGTTGGCGCTCTCGATCGTAGCAACAAGCATTGCGCGCATGATGCGCGCATATGCCCGTTCGTCGGGCGTATTCGCCTTCGCCATCTCGGCTGCGGTGCCTTCGCACCATTCCAGAAAGCCGGAAGCCGGTTCGCCGTCCAGATAGCGATGCAAGTCCGGTGCGATCATCGCGGCGGCGCGGTCGCGAGATGACCTCGGCTTCCTCATTGGCCGTGCTCCGCGCGGAAGCCGCCGCATGTGTTGACGGCGCAGATGATCCACATGGCGATGGCCTCGACCTGGTCGTCGGGCCGGTCTGCATTCACGTCGATGGTGACGACATCGCGACCGGCAGCGTCGAGCACGACACCGCAGTCTTCGTCAGAAAGGCGGAGCGGTAGCTGCACATCGAGCGCCGCCAGCTCCGCGACGAACGCTTCCGTCGTGGCCGATTGTTCGAAGCGCGTCATGCCGCCACCTTTCGCCAGATGCCCTTGTCGACGCGCTCGAATTGACCGCGTTGCAGCACTTGCCGCAGCTTGTGACGCCAGTGCTGGTTCGCTCTGGCTTTCGGATGGTCGGCGAAGGCGCGGTACAGATCGGCGAGCGCCACGGGCTCGCTACGGCCCGCGAACCAGCGCTCGACCGCCTCGCGCCAGCTCGGCGTCAGGGCCTCGACAAGCACCGACACCGGCAGCCGCAGCGGAACGAAGTGCCCCTCGATCGGCGACGCGGCGAGAACGTCCCGATCTTCGGCGCCATAGGCGATCAGCACGGATGGCGCACCGCCGTTCGCCTTCGCGCGGCGACCGTCCGCGTGGTGGAAGTGCAACCGTCCGCGCAGGAAGAGAAGCCCGGAAGCCGCCTGCCAAACGAAGCGGTGAAAAGGATCCGTTTCGGTGCGCGCGAAGATCAGCGCGACGCCGCGGTCGTGCGTGGCCATGCGCCCGAGAAACCGCGTGATCAGGGATATGGTGTAGGGCGGATTGAGCCAGACGCGGCCGAACCACGGCAGGATGAGGCCGTTGTCTTCCTCGCTGTAGTGCGCCCTGGCGGTCGGCCACGGCCGGCATGCCGGCGAGCAGGGATCAAGGTCGAAGCTTTCCGACCCGCCGAGCGCTTCGATGATCGCCGGCGGCGAAAACCACGTCTCGCTTTGCGGCCGGGCGCTCTGATGGCTGCCCATGCCGGCACGACCCTCAATCGCGCACAGGTCGGTCATGCTGCCGCCTCGGGGAACGCGCTATGGTCGCTGCCGTCGAGCATCCGGCCGGCAAATTTCTTTCCATATCGCTCAAGGGTCAGTGGCAAGCCGAGCGCATCGTCGTCGCGAGTCGGGATGCAAAGCTTGATGTCGCGAGAACCAGCAATTTGTAGCGTTTGGATTTCTCCGCGGTAGACTTTGCGCGCCGACACGTCGGCCGCGAAGTTGGCACCCGGTCCCCATTCTCCCCACTGCTTGAAGAAGAATGGCACGCATGCCGCCGCGCATTGATCGCGCAGTGACCGTGCCCAATCCGGATGCATCGGCCTTGCATTCGGGCCGGACTCGCCGCCGACGATGACCCAATCGAGGCCCCGGCCGCAGCCATATTTCACGCCGTGGAAGATGCGCCGTCCGGCATACTGACCAAGGGTGATGTCCGTATAGCCTTCGCTGCGAAAAGCATCCAAAGGAGTGATGACGCCCGAAAGCATGATCCGCTTGAAATCGATTGGACCTAGCAGCGGCTCGGCGGAGACGCCCCGAACTGCCGCCGGGGTCGCAAGCAGCTCGGGCACGCGCTCATTAGCCGTTTCCTGGTCTTCGGTTGAGACAATCAGCCAGACGTTCGAAAGCGGGAAGTCGCGCTCTTCAATCGTGCCGGCAGCGCACGGCGAGCCGCTGACTTCGGCGGCGGCGCTCCCCCAACGGTCGGCAAACTCGCATGTCTCTGCCTCCCAAGCCGCCTTCATGCGGGTCACATATTCCCGCATGCGGGCAGCGCGCTTCGTCACAAAGATGAAGACGTGCTCGGGGCACAGGGCTGCGACAGCGAAGATGCGATCAAGCATGGCGTCCGTGAGGAACGAACCGAAGGCGTCCGTCATCGAACACACGAAGATCGTGCGGGGATCGCGCCAGCGCAGGGGCGCAGTCAGCGTCCTTTCGTCGAGGAAGATTTCAATGTCGCGGCGATGGCCGGGCTTGTACGGCAGGCCGGTGCCGAAAGCGAGATTGCGCCTGTTGAGGTTCTGCGCAGCGGCGTAGCAGAACTTGCATCCGTCGCTGACCGTCTCGCAATGCCAGCCGAGCTTGCCGGTTGCGAGGTGTCGCGCACGGATCGGATTCCAGGTTTCGCCCTTGGTGCCGGGGCGGTGCGTCCACTCAATGGTCGTGCCGTCAGCCATGGCGGGCTCCTATGATCCGCTCTGCGGTCGGTGCGTGTTCGATGATTTCCGCCGTGGTGAAGCCGGCCGCGACAAGGTCGGTGAAGCTGACGCCGTTGCCGGCGGCAGCGATCTTCATTGCCGAGAATGCGAGTTCGATCGCGCGCGGATGTGCTCGCCGGGGATGGTGCATCTCCTCCGGCAGGTGATCGGCGCGGACCTGGCTGGACGGTCGGGTCATTGATCGCCCCAATGCTCGGGGTCGAGCATGAATTCCGTCCCCGTGCGGCGTTCGCGCTTGCGCTGAAAAAGGGTGATCGCGACCATGAGGCCGAGCGCGAGTGGCGGCCCCGGTCGCCATGGCGAGGAACGTTTCCAATGTCAGGATACCTGCCGGACCGACTCGGCCGTGGCCAAGTCGGCAGCTTCCTCGCCGTAGCGATCGATTTCTGCATTCGTGAACCCGCCGCGCAGGCGAAGCGACGACTTGTCGACAGTGATGCCGTTGAAGGCCATCTCCCGCATGTGGCGGGCCATAATCCTCACGATGTCAGTTTCGAGGTGCGCCGCTGATGTCACTTCGGCTGGCGGTTGTTGGAACGTGACCATCTTTGCTTTCTCCGGGCGAACCGTTCGCCGGACAGAAAGTTGCGATAATCGCTAAAACTCGTCAAGTGCCATAATTGCGAAAATCGCCAAGACGCCTGCAGGGAAAAAATTCCTCGCATATTAGCGAGTCCGCTCTGGACTCTTCCCAAATTCTCGGCTTTCAATGGAACGAAAAGAGAACATTCGGGCTTGGGCATGCATCCGCGAAGCAAGACCTTTTCGCTTCACTTGCGCTGTTCAAACTGTCTTAAAGACAGTTGTCTGGACGTTGCAGTCCCTCAAGTTGATGGGGCGCCGGCGTGCGTGGACGAGCTTATCGATAGCAGTTTACTCCAGCGCCTCACCTTCGAATGCGGCAGGTGCGGAGGTGTCATTGGGAGGCTGATCGGTGTCACCGTCCAGCGCCAGCGCGAGCCGGAACCGGAGCTGGTTACATCGCCAATCATGATATCGGAACGTCGTTTACGATGCGCCTGACCAGGGCGATAATCTCGACTTGCTCGCCGGTATCGGCATCGACATCCCTCGGAACGACAATGGCCTTGTGAGTGGGATTCGTCGACCGGGGATGGAATTCTATCCGGTCCTGGTAAAGCTCGATCTGCTTAACGGACCATTCCCTTGTATGTCCGCCATCCCGCGTCCGCTGAACCACGACGACCATACCGTCGCGGATCGGCGCTCTGTCGGAAATGTCTTCGTAGGACACGCCGATAACCCGGTCACCCGGCAGAATCGGGCGCGGCTTCAACGCATTCATCGAATTTCCTGACACGTCGAAGGCAAGCAGGCGAGCGTCGGGGAACCTGTCATCAGCCGGCATCGACAGGGTCGCAACCTCTTCCTGTTCGATGTCGTCGACCTCGCGGAACGTTCCTGCCTCGACCTTGCCAATCACCGGCACGTCTCGCATCGGTCGGTTAGACGCAGCGACTTCGCCAGCCCCGCCGGCCTCCAGACCCGGCGGCCTCGCGCCGAAGAACTGACCCATCCTGACCAACTCGTCAGCCTTAATCAGCCGCGTCTCTTTGTTGGGGTCGGTATTCAGCATGCGCGTGATCGCATTGGGCGCCACCGCGAGATAGTCGGCAAGGCGTTGGCGTGCGCCGTATCCTTGCCGCTCCAGTTGCGCTGCCAGCCAGTCGCGCTGTTCCGCTCTTATGTCCTTCATGCCCGCATTCTTGCGAATATCGCAAAGAACGCTATCGCGAATATCGTAAAAGAGGCTTGACGAAGAATAGCGATTCTCGCAAATCTGCGTGCCATGCAGCACATGGAACCGGCCAAGTCGATCATTGCATACCTCGGCGGCGTTCAAGCCGTGGCTCCCGTCGTCAAGAAGCATCCCTCGCGAGTGTACCGCTGGATGTATCCCGAGACCGCCCGCGAAGGGACCGGCGGAGTCATCCCGGCGAGGGAACAGCGGCGCTTGCTGGAGCACGCTCGGGAGACGGGCAAAGACCTGCGGCCCGAGGATTTCTTCTCGGCAGACCGGCTCCAGGCGCTCTTGAACGACAGGGCCGGAGCCGAGCAATGACGCCAGTCACCGCCTATTCCGCAGAGCCGCCCTCCCAAGCGCGCGACCGCAGGGAAGCCGCACCGGATGCACTCCTCGCATCCGGTGCGCTTCTTTCCGGTTCGGCGATGGCGATTCTCGGCTTGGTGGCGGCGCATGACGGCGTGTCCCCCCGGACCTTCCTGACCCGAGCCATCTGCATCCGCGCCGAACAGATCGGCTTGCAGGGGCTTCTCGATGCTTTCGACACTGAGTCGAATTGCGAAGGGCGTCACGGCAATTCTTCAGAGGAAATCTTGCGGTGAAGCTGCGTTCGATCACTCAGGACGAAGAGCTCGCACTGAAGGCCGCTGTGAAGCGAGCGCTGAAGATGGGCGGCGGGGCGGCATCGGTTCAGCATATGGTCGGCGCCGAAGAGTCGCGGCTGTCGCGCTACGCGAACCCGCATGAGCTGGACAGCCATGCGAAGATCACGGATGCGATCGAAATCGACAGGCAGACCGGCACCCCCGTCATCCTTTCCGCGATGGCAAGCCTTCTCGGCTACCGCCTGGTCGCCGAAGAGCACGAGGCCGATTCGAAGCTGTCTCCGCGGGACATCGTCCGCGTGGCGACAGAGACATCGCAATTCATGGCCGTATTGGCCGACGCCACCGACGACAACGTAATCGACAGCCATGAGCGCCGGCTGATCGACCAGGAAGCCGAAGAGGCCGTCGCATCCATCCGGCGAGCGCAAGCGAAGGCAAAGGGCATGTGATGAACGCGCCCGCAATCTTCGACGCTTCAGGCTTGGCGCAGGTCGTCGAGCGCGCGCGTAGCTTGCTCGACGACGGCGATGTCGCGGCCGCGCGCATCCTCGCTACCGGCGCCTATGACCAGGCGAAGGCGGCGGCGCAGTTCGCCGAACGCTTCGGCGCAGCTGAAAGGCTTGTTGCCAAGGCGCGGCGCCTCCAGGGTGACGCGCTCCTGATCGAGGCCAGGGCCAAGGTCAAGCTCGCCGCCGATTGGGATGCGGCGCAGGAAGCAGGCGTCGCGGCAAAGGCGGGCCGGCGCAAAAACGTCGCCGACAAAAACGTTTTATCGGCCGAAGAGGCCGGGCTGTCCCGCCAGGAAATCCATGAGGCGCGCAAGCTTGCCGCCGCCGAGCGTCGCGAACCCGGTATTGTCGAGCGCGCCATTGCCGCCCGGCTTGCCGCCGGCCTGGAACCGAACCGAGCGAACTTGCGTGCGGCAGTCGGCACCGACACTGCGACAGCAGGGGAACGCGGAAACAACCTTTACGAGACGCCGGCGGAAGCGACGCGCACCCTGCTCGCGCTTGAACGATTCTCGACCACTGTGTGGGAGCCGGCATGCGGCCGTGGCGCGATCTCGCGCATGCTCGACGCTGCCGGCTACGATGTCGAGCTTTCCGACCTGGTCGACTATGGCACGGCCGACCGACACGGCGAGCTTCAACGCGTCCAAGACTTCTTGACCACGCTGCCGCATCCCGGCAATCCGGACATCGCCACCAATCCGCCCTATGGGCAGGTGCTCAACGCCTTCGTCGCGCACGCCCTCAAAGCGCATCGGCCACGCAAGATGGCGCTGTTGCTCAACCTCAATTTCCTGTGCGGCTTCGACGACGACGATCGCAACTTCGCGATGGACGAATGCCCGCCGGCGCGAGTCTACGTGTTCACACGGCGGCTGCCGATGATGCACCGCGACGGCTGGACCGGACCGGAGGCCAACAGCCGCATGAACACCGCCTGGTTCGTGTGGGAGCTCGACGAAGCCGGCAAATACTCGTCGCCGATGATCGTGCGGCGCGTCGATTGGAAAGACTTCGAATCGGCGGAGCCGCTGGCACCGCTGGCGAAACCGGCTCGCCGGCGCGGTCGGCCGCGAAAGGCGCCGTCATGAGCCGCCGCGACGAAATCCGGTCGCGCATCCGCGCCAGCGTCGAAATCGTCGACGCCGGATACGAGACGCGTTGCTGGCTTTGGACCATGGCCGACAGCGGCGAAGGCCGGGGCGGCGGCTACCCGCGTATGAAGCTGAACGATCATACCTGTGCCGCCCACAAGGTCAGCTTCGTGAACGAACACGGCTACGTGCCGGGCAACAAGCAGATCGATCACAAGTGCCGCAACCGGCGGTGCGTGAATCCCGACCATCTCGAAATGGTCAGTCATCGCGAAAACCAGAAGCGCCGTGACCTCGCCGCCGGCCGCGCGCCGAAGCGTCGCCGGAAGGCGCGGAAAGCGAAGGTGAGCCGATGCGCCTCTTGACCCGGTTTCGCCGCATTGCGTCCTTCCTCGACGACGCGCTCCAGTCCGTCGCCGCCGAAGATCGGCCGGACGATCCGTTGCAGGACGAACCGCCGACGGCGTCGCTGGACGATTTGCGGGCTGCGCTCGAGGCGGAAATCGCGCGCCAGGAAACGCGGGGGCGCGAATGCTGACGCTCGACTGCGCCGCGGGAGAGGACGTGAGGCGGCCAGTCGTGCGCTGGCACGGCGGCAAATATCGTCTCGCGCCCTGGATCATTCAGCACTTCCCCGAGCATCGCGCCTACACGGAGACGTTTGGGGGGGGCGCGTCCGTGTTGTTGCGTAAGCCCCGATCCTACGCCGAAATCTACAACGACCTCGACGATGAGATTGTCGGGCTCTTCCGCGTGCTGCGCGATCCCGAACAGGCCGAGCGCCTCGAAAGTCTTCTCCGCCTGACGCCGTTTGCCCGCGCCGAGTTCCGCGCGGCCTATGAGGCGACGGATGATCCGATCGAGCGTTCGCGGCGCCTGGTCGTGCGCAGCTTCATGGGCTTCGGATCGAATGCCCATGCCAGCCAGCACAAGGGACATCGATCGACCGGGTTCCGCGCCAATTCGAACCGCAGCGGCACGACGCCGGCGAGCGATTGGGCGAACTACCCCGATGCGATGGACGCCCTTGTCCGGCGTCTCAATGGCGTCGTGATCGAAAACCGCGACGCCAAGGAAGT